TCGCAAAGGCAAGAGCAATGGCAAACAGAACGGACTGGAACGAAAGAACCGAAATCACAAAGGCGGTCATCACTTGGTTTGATGAGGATTACGAATACGACCTTGAAATTGAAAATGAGAATGGACGATGAAGAGTTCACAGCATGGGTTGAGGAAAACGCAGAAGACCTTGCTAAGGCAGATTCAGAAGCAAATGAAACGATTTTTGAGGGCATTGACAGAATCGACTTCAAGGAGGACTACATTGATGACGATGCCCTTTTCGATGAGGAGTACGAAAACGCCTGCGAATTTGAATGGGAATGCATGACAGGCAGATAAGCCTTCCTTTCAACCCCCACAAACCACAGCCTTGGAAACAGGGCTGTGTGGCTCGTACCGAAGAAATATAGTACACAAAATAGCCCTGCAATGTTTGTGCAGTATATTTCTCCGAATACCGTTGACTATGTTCCTGAAATGCGGTAATATACAGTTACCGCGAGGGAAAAACAATAAAACGGAGGAATACACAATGGCAAAAACATGGAAAGTAAAAGCGTTGACGGTAACAGGAACAGCAACCGAAAGGGTGGAAAATGGGATTCACATTTACGACCCCGGCAAACAGGAATGGCTGGTGATCAAAGAGTTTGATGACTTTGAAAAAGCCGAAAACTGGATGGCGGATTACATCAGGAAAAACCACTTCTACTACGGCGATTTCAAAATCACACGGTAAGCTTTCCTGCACGTTCCAAACAGCCCCTGAATCAAGGGGCTGTGGCTCGTACAGCCGCCGTGTTGCCCCTGTCTGGCATAGTTTTATTTCCTCCGAGTGGTTTTCCCTTTCTCACAAATGCCCCACACAGGGCAACGTGGGGCTTGCTTTTTTGGTTGGTATCATACACAATTTTCTGCCTTCATCTTTGTGCAGAATATGCCGGAAATTTCGTTGACTTCTCTCTGCAGTTATGGTAATATACATCATGCCGAAAGGCAAAAACAACGAAAACTGGAGGAAAAAACAATGTGGACAGAAGGAACAATTCAGGTAGGAACAAGCATTTTTCACTACTGGGTGAAACATTACGAGGAGCCTTCTACTTTTGGATATGAGGAAGGCAGAGCCTCGAAAATCTCCCTGCGACGGAATGGCAAAACGGTGTTCAATTTCGACCGGGGCATGGATATTCCGCCGGAGGATGAGGAAACTGAAACTGCACTGGCGATCCTGCTGAAACAGTACAACTGATTTTTCCAAAATTGAATCCCATAAGCCGGAGCCAAAAGGCTCTGGTGGTCGTACATCTGATTTTTGTTCGTGTATGATACACAAGAAACCATAGAAATTTCGGCGTTTTTTCTGTTCATTTAGCCGCTTGCTATCCTTGAATTTGTATGGTAATATGGTTACAATGGGAATGGAATCTCGATTACAAAACTGCCCCTTGAGGGCGTTAAAATAAATGATGCAGACTTGCTTTTTGGCAGGTCTTTTTTGTTGGGGGGTGAGAACAATGGCAAGATTTAAACCGACCCGTTTTATGGCGGAGGATTCCAAGTATAACAAAAAGGCAGCGGACTATGCCGTCTCCTTTATTGAATGCCTCAGCCATACCAAAGGCACCTGGGCAGGAAAGAAATTTGAACTACTGGACTGGCAGGAGCAAATTATCCGTGATTTGTTCGGCATTCTGAAACCGAATGGCTATCGTCAGTTTAACACGGCTTACATTGAGATTCCTAAGAAAAATGGAAAGTCAGAACTTGCCGCAGCGGTTGCCTTGCTGCTCACCTGTGGTGATGGAGAACAGCGAGCGGAGGTCTATGGTTGTGCCGCAGACCGACAGCAAGCCTCGATTGTTTTTGACGTTGCCGCAGATATGGTTCGTATGTGTCCAGCTTTGATGAAAAGAGTCCGGATACTTACTGCACAAAAAAGAATTGTATACACACCAACAAACAGCTTTTATCAGGTACTTTCCGCTGAAGCTTATTCCAAACATGGCTTCAACATCCATGGGGTCGTGTTCGATGAACTTCACACGCAGCCGAACCGAAAGCTGTTTGATGTTATGACCAAAGGCTCCGGTGATGCGAGAATGCAGCCTTTGTATTTCTTGATCACCACAGCCGGAACAGATACAAATTCTATTTGCTATGAAGTACACCAAAAGGCAAAGGATATTCTTGATGGCAGAAAACATGATCCGACATTTTATCCTGTCATTTATGGTGCAGATGAATCGGAGGACTGGACTGACCCGAAAGTCTGGAAGAAGGCAAATCCGTCACTGGATAAAACTATCGGTATGGATAAGGTGGTGGCTGCGTGTAATTCGGCAAAGGAAACTCCCGGCGAGGAGAATGCTTTCCGACAGTTGCGTTTGAATCAGTGGGTAAAACAAGCTGTCCGCTGGATGCCGATGGAAAAATGGGATAAATGCAAGATTGCTTTTGATGAAGATATGCTTGCAGGTCGTATTTGTTATGGTGGTCTTGACCTTTCCTCTACTACTGATATTACAGCATTTGTTTTGGTGTTTCCGCCTACAGAAGAAGATGAACATTATTACATTTTGCCTTATTTCTGGCTGCCGGAGGAAACCTTGCCGCTCCGTGTAAGACGTGACCATGTCCCATATGATATTTGGGAACGGCAAGGCTACCTGAAAACCACTGAGGGAAATGTGGTTCACTATGGTTTTATCGAAAACTTCATTGATGAACTGGGGCAGAAATTCCACATCAAAGAGATTGCTTTTGATAGATGGGGTGCGGTGCAGATGTCGCAGAATCTAGAGGGGCTTGGATTTACAATGGTTCAGTTCGGGCAAGGCTACAAAGATATGTCACCGCCTACCAAAGAACTGATGAAATTAACGCTTGAACAGACCCTTGCCCACAACGGTCACCCTGTTCTTCGGTGGATGATGGATAACATTTTCATCAGGCGTGACCCTGCAGGAAATATCAAGCCGGATAAAGAAAAATCCACAGAGAAGATCGACGGTGCAGTTGCCATGATTATGGCTTTAGATCGTGCAATTCGCTGTGGATGTGTTTCTGATGAGTCTATTTATGATTCGAGGGAGATGCTGATTTTATAGTTGATGTCAGTTCGGTAAAATGGAATTTATGTGTCTATTCTAATCATTTCAGTAATTGTTTTATTCCTATAAATCAAATCTTCACGTGGAATGAAACCACTTTTCTCCCAGAAAGCATTTCCATCTGCATTTTTTGAAAATACAACCAAAGCGGTCTTATGGATACCTAATGCTTTTAATGCTTCCATGACTTGATTTACAAGTTTTGTAGCAATTCCTTGATGCCTATAATCAGGATTAACGGCTGTATGGTAAATATAGCCTCTTCTTCCATCATTGCCAGCAATAATTACGCCTATTATTGTTTGTTCTATCTCAGCAACAAAGCAGGTTTCAGGGTTTCTATTAAGAAATCTCGCTATTCCTTCTTTTGAATCGTCTAAATTATTCAATCCCATTCCTGTACAGGACAACCATAATTGATAAACTTGTTCATAATCAGATATATTCATTACCCTGATTTTCATATTTTTGATATTCCCTTCGCCAAATTCTGATTTGTAAGGCTGATGCCCTACATACTGTTAAGCATATTATACCACACCCCAACCCTCAAAGTCAAGAAAGGAGTTGATTCTCATGAGTATTTTCAGCGGACTATTCAAGTCCAGAGATAAGCCTCAAAACAGCTATGACAGTCCGTCATACACATATTTTTTCGGCAGAAGCAATGCAGGAAAACGAGTTACTGACAGAACAGCATTACAACATATTGCGGTTTATGCCTGTGTGAGAGTTTTGTCGGAAGCAATTGCACAGTTGCCGCTTCATGTGTACAAATACAATGATAAGGGAAAAGAGCGAGTGCCACAGCACCCGCTTTACTTTTTGCTCCACGACCAGCCAAATCCTGAAATGACTTCTTTTGTTTTCCGAGAAACCTTAATGTCTCATCTGCTGATTTACGGCAATGCTTACGCACAGATTATCCGAAACGGTCGTGGAGATGTATTGGGGCTGTATCCGCTGATGCCGGATAAAATGAAGGTTGACCGTGATGAGAAAAACCGCCTAATATACATTTACAGCCGCTACGATGAAGCCAATCCAAACCTGAAACAGCAGGGCGATATTGTCCTGCAGGCAGAAGATGTGTTGCACATTCTCGGACTTGGATACGATGGCTTGGTGGGATATTCGCCGATCGCTCTTGCAAAAAATGCGATCGGCATTTCTATCGCCTGTGAGGATTATGGTGCATCGTTTTTCGGAAACAACGCAAATCCAAGCGGTGTGTTAGAACATCCGGGTGTCATTAAAAATCCTGACAAGCTAAGAGATGCATGGCACAGAGCCTACGGCGGAAGAAATGCACATAAAGTCGCTGTTCTGGAAGAAGGCGTAAAGTTTACACCGATCTCAATTCCGAATAATGAGGCTCAGTTTCTGGAAACCCGTAAATTTCAGATCGAAGAAATTGCAAGAATGTACAGAGTGCCGCTCCATATGATCGGCGACTTAGACCATGCAACATTCAGTAACGTGGAACATCTCTCTTTGGATTTCGTGAAATACAGCCTTGATCCATGGATCGTTCGCTGGGAACAGGGGCTACAAAAGGCATTGCTTTCAAATTCAGAGAAAGGAAAATATTTCATCAAGTTCAATGTGGACGGGTTACTTCGTGGCGATTACGCATCAAGAATGCAGGGATATGCAACAGCAAGACAGAATGGCTGGATGTCCGCCAATGATATTCGTGAATTGGAAGATATGAATATGATTCCTGATGAAGAAGGCGGGAATCTGTACTTGTGTAACGGTTCGATGAGTCGACTTTGTGATGCGGGAATTGCGTATGCAGACAAAAAGGAGGAATCAGAAAATGGATAAATTCTGGAACTTTATCAAAAATGAAGAGACAGAAGAAACCGAATTATACTTTGAAGGTCCCATTTCCACAGGAAGCTGGCTGGGTGATGAGATCACACCTGCCTTGTTCCGTGATGAACTGGCAAAGGTCAGCGGTGATCTGACTGTCTGGATCAACAGCCCCGGTGGGGATTGCATCTCCGCAAGTCAGATCTATACCATGCTGAAAAATCATAAAAGCAAAGTTACCGTAAAAATTGACGGCATTGCCGCATCTGCTGCTTCCGTGGTAGCAATGGCAGGTGATGAAACATGGATCAGTCCCACTGGCTATCTGATGATCCATAATCCTATGACTTGTGCTACCGGAAATAAGGCGGATATGGAAAAAGCCATTGCCTTGCTGGACGAGATCAAGGAAGGCATCATCAACGCCTATGAGGAGAAAACACATCTCAGCAGAAGTAAAATTGCAAAGATGATGGACGAGGAAACATGGATCAATGCGAAAAAGGCAAAGCAGCTTGCTTTTGTAGACGGAATTCTATTTTCCAAAAAAGAACCAATTGAAGAACCTGACAAAGATGAACCGGAAGAAGAGCCTGATGAAAAGCAGAAACCGAAAAAAGCACCGGAATCAATGCTATATTCCACATCAGCGACCAATGCATCTTTGCTACAGAAAATATCCGCAGCAGCACCAACAGGTGTACCGATCAATCAGCTTGAAAAAAGGCTGGCACTTTTGAAATACTAAGGAGGATTTTATTATGGCAATGACAATTCAGGAATTGAGAGAAAAGAGAAACAAGGCTTGGGACGAAGCAAGAAATTTTCTGGATTCCAAGCGTACTGACAGCGGTGTTCTTTCTGAAGAAGATTCCGCTGCTTATGATGCAATGGAAAAGACCATTGTTGACCTTGGCAAGGAAATTCAGCGTCTGGAACGACAGGCTGAAATTGAGGCTGAGATGAACAAGGCAACTTCTGACCCTGTTCTTGGTAAGCCTGCAGCACCGACTGTTACTGAAAAGACTGGCACAGCCAGCGATGCCTATAAAACAGCATTCTGGAACAGCGTCAGAAACAGAAATTATATCGATGTCCGTAATGATTTACAGGTTGGCACAGATACAGAGGGCGGCTATCTTGTGCCAGACGAGTACGTGCGCCTGTAAAAGGCGATGTTTACAGTAGATTAGGCTCTACACCGCACAGCAGAGCGGTTGTCA